CCGGATGGTTTCAAAGCCTTCCGTGTCTGCTTCGGTCAGATGGTATTTGACCTCGATGGCCTCTCGGGTGTCGATCAATTCCTGAAGGCGGATCTTATCCTTTTCAGAGAAGTAGCCGTTCTGCCGACGCTTGAGCAGACGTTCGATTTCCGCATCGATGGCGTCCAGCTGTTCCAGATCGGCAGCAAGGCTATCCGATACCGATGTGTAACCACCGGCGTCAGCTGTGTTCTTCAGATCCAGCAGTGCCTCACGGGTGGAGCCAGTCAGTGCCTTGAAGGATTCCGTCCACTGGGTAACGATCTCGTCCGACTCCTTCTGGCCATCCGTCCAGACGGCAATCAAGCCCGCCAGCCATTCTTCCGCATTGCCCTTATCACGAGTGAAATCCTCCTTGGACATGCCGAAGAAGGACAGACCCTCGCTGTTTCCATAGAAGGTTTCAGCGGCGGTATCCTTCCACTTTTCCGCCGTTTCGTTCATGCCTTCCAGGGCTTCACGGGCTTCCTTTGCGCCGGAGATGTAATCTGCCAGTGCAACGGTGCCGACCACGACCGCAGCCGCAACCGCCAGCCATACGGCCGGTGACTTGCTCAGCACCGCCATGAAACCCTTGAAACCGCCACCGGCTGCTCCAACCGCTGTGGCAAACTTGCCGATGCCGGTCACTGCTTTGCCCACGCCTGTGGTGATCTTACCAAGCGTCAGAATCACGGGGCCTGCGGCAGCGGCATAGGCTGCCATCCGAATGATCTGCTGACGCTGGCTTTCGTCCATCTGAAGGAAGCTGTCCAGCAGTTCATCCGCGCTATCAATCAGACTCTGGATGGTGGGATTCAGATCATCACCCAACTGCTGTGCAAAGAGCAGCGCCTTGTTCTTGAGATTGGTCAGGCGGCTGGCTGTAGTCGCGTACCGCTTGTTGGCTTCTTCGGTCAGGGCATTGTTTTCGTTCCACGCAGTGTTGGCGACCGCCTGCGTCTCGGCAAACAGGTCGGTGGCGTTGACGGCGCGGAGCATGGTATCGCGGAGACGCACCTCGGCAATGCCGATCTCATCCAGCACCGCGATAGCCGACATGCCCTCCTCGTCCATCTGGGCAAGACTCAGAATGAACGCTTGGAATGCCGCAGCCGGATCAACCTCAAACAGATACTTGAACTGCTCGGCGCTCATGCCGCAGACCATAGCGAAGTCGTCCAGGGCTTCACCGCCCGTGGCACAGGCCACCTCCATCTTGATGAGCGCCTTGGAGAAGGCGGAGCCGCCCATCTCAGCTTCAATACCGACAGAGGAGAACGCTGTGGCAAAACCGAGAATCTGTGCTTCGGTCAGACCGACCTGCTTACCGGCGCCGGCCAGACGCTGCGCCATCTCCATGATGGGCTTTTCCGTCGTGGCGAAGTTGTTGCCCAGGGCTACGATGGTACTGCCGATGTTCTGGAACAGTCCCTGATTGGTGCCCATGATGTTGGCGAACTTCGCAATGGTAGAAGCCGCCTCCGATGCATCCAAGTCCTCACAGGAATTGCCCAGGTCGATCATGGTCCGAGTGAAGGATTCCAGGTATTCATTTGCGATACCCAGCTGACCGCCTGTTGCCATGACCTCGTTGATCTCGCTGGTGGAGGTGGCGATTTCCGTACTCATCCGCTTGGAAGTCGCTGCGAGGGCATCGAACTCCTGCTCCGTAGCATCCACGGTCTTGCGGACGGAGGCAAAGGAGGATTCAAAGTCCAGGCTGGCCTTTACTGCCGTCGCACCCAGTGCCACGATGGGCGTGGTCACTGTAGTGGAAAGAAGCTGCCCGGCCTTGGACATGGACTGTCCGACCTTATCGCATTTCTTCCCGAAGGACTCCATCGACTTGCCCGCCGACGTCCATGCGGACTGCGCCGTTTTCAGTTCCTTATTGGTATTTTCGATCTCGGCGCGGGTTTGCTTCAATTCTGCGCGGGCATTGTTGAGCGCGGTTTCAGCATCCGTGACCGCATCTGTAGCCTGACGGATTTTATCCGGGTCGTTGACCGACTGGGCTGCGCGAAGCTGTTCTCTGGCGGCTTCCAGTTTCCGCTCATACTCTTCAACAGCCTGTGTCTGAAAGCGCTGCTTCTCATTCAAAAGCGTCAGCTTGGCAGTCAGACCCTCTGCGGATTTATCAAATTCCTTCACGCCAGCAGCGGCCAGCTTGAAGCGGCTCTCTGCCTGCTTCATCTGCTTGCCGATGCTGATAATGGCCTGTTCCGCTTGCTTGATCTCTTCCCCGGCAGCATCCCAGCTGGTCATGGAAAGATCCAGCGCATTCCGGCACTTTTCGATTTCTGCACTTGTCTCTGCAACCGCACCCGAGGCCAGATTATATCGGGTCTGTGCTGTGCTGACGGCGTCCGCAGCGTTTTGGGTAGCCTTGGTCAGCGCGACATTTTGGCCCCGGAGTAGCTTAACTTGCTGAACGGATTCTCTGTACTCGACCTTCAGGGCGTCCAGATTGGCCTTGACCGCAATGGTGGCAGAATCGCTTTCGCCAAGGGTTCGAGCATAATTCCTGTATGCCTCGGCAGCACGTCGGACTTCTTCCTTCAGCTGTTGTTGTTTGTTTTGCGCATCGACCAACCTCTGGGCATAGTCGTTCTGGCGGTCATAGCATTCACGCAGTTTGGCATTGGCCTGTTCCAGCGCCTTGTAATACTGAAGCAGCGCATCCTGCTGAAGAGACAGAGTACGATCCAGCATGTTCAGCTTGCTGGCCAGACCCGCCGTGGTGTTCTCAAAGTTCTCGACACCCGCTGCCGCCATTTGGAAGGTGGACTGCGCTTCCTGGATCTGCTTATTGATGGACTTGATGTTCCGTGTGAAATTGTCAGAGTTCAGCGACAGGCGGACGACCAGGTCGCGGAGTGTTTCGCTCATTGATTCTCACCACCGTTCAAACGTAAATTAAAATCGCACGAACTGGTTGATAAATTCGTGCGATTGGTGTATACTATAGATGAGGATGATCCTCACATCATAAAAGAAGGAGGGCTCCAAATGTCCATTACCGCAACCGAGTTGAAGATGAACCTTGGCAAGTACCTCTTGCTCTCTGCAACAGAAGATATCTTCATCACAAAGAATGGAAAGGTAATTTCCAAGCTGACGAATCCCTATCAGGATCGCGTTGATATTGCCAAGTCGCTCTTTGGCGCAGTACCGAATAACATCTCCTACGAAGAGGCGATGGAAGAAAGGCTGAATGCGCTATGATCGTTCTTCTGGACACCTGCGTGATTCTGGATGCTCTTCTGCACCGTGAACCGTTCAACAAAGAAGCTGAAACGCTGTTTTTGCTTGCAGCAAATCATCAGATCGAAGGCTGCATCACGGCGAAATCCGCAACCGACATTTACTATTTGACACACCGCAACACACATAGCGATGAAGCCAGCCGCAGGATATTGGCGAACCTGTTCACGCTGTTCGCTGTGCTGGACTCATATGGCCTGGACTGCCAGAAGGCGCTGATTTCAGCCATGTCCGATTATGAGGATGCCGTCATGGTGGAAACCGCCAAGCGCACCGGAATGCAGTGCATCATCACTCGCAACAGCAAGGACTATTCGCGCTCTGCTGTTCCTGTCTATACCCCCGCTGACTTCTTGAAGCTGATCGAAGCGCAGGCGAGCGAAGATTAACCCGGTTTCATATTCGGCCACACCTCGTCGATGTAACGTCGACGGGGTTCTTTCTTTTTCTTTTCCTTTTGCGCGTTCCATGCACGAATCTTGAGGAAGCCCAGCATGTCCATCTCATCAATTTCCTTCATGTGCCATCCGCCCTCCAAAAGGGAATTGTAGGTGGAGAGAATGAAATCGTAGAGGTTCATGTCCGAGCCATCCTCGTTTGCTTCCTCGTCCTCTGCGGTCAGGTCGTGGTCTCCGGCTGAGTCTCCGTTTCCTGAACCGCCGTCGTAGGGAAAGCATCCAGCACCGAGGTGGTCTGGGTCTGCACCGCCATGATAGCCAGCGCCAGATCGTGCATCAGGCGATCCACGGGATAGTTGTCCAGCACCTCGTCCGGGGTGAACTGGTTCTGGAACAGAATGCACAACCAGTGGATCATCACGTCCATTGCTTCCGGGATAGAGAGCTGATCCGCTTCAGGGATAACCTCTCCCTTCACCGCCGCATTGGAAATGGCGAGGACACGGTTGTACATCTTCGCGGCGGGCTCCAACTCACGAAGCGCACGGCCGGTCACGAAGTCCACTGTATATTTCTTGTCGCCCAGCGTACAGGTAATCATTTAAGCATCCTCCTCTTCCATCAGTTCCAGAAAACGTTCCAGCAATTTGGCCATCAGACCGGATTTCTCGCAGCCGCCGATGGAACCGTAGATACGGTCACGGGCGACAATATTGGTCAGGCATACCCGAACCTCATGCAGCGTCATCTGCCGGGGCTGCTTTTCCATCAGCGGAGCAACTTCGTCCGCATGGTTTCTGATCCAGAAGCGGCCGGTTTGCTCGGCATAGTCACGGGTGTAGATCATCTGAAAACGGGATCTGGCCTCAAACAAGGCAGCGGTCGGTTCGCCCTGCGTTTTCTGAAGGGGCGTCAGGTAATTCTGGATAATCTCTCTATCAGTCATGGGACTCATCCTCCTCATGGATTACTTGCTCGTTCTCTCTCTGTTTTTCTTGAACCGGGGCTGTTCGGTGACTTCCATTTCGATCTCCCAGCCGCCCCAGCCATTGGACTTCACACCTGTGATGCGGAACTTGGTGCCGCGCTGGAGAATGATCTCCGCCTCCGAGCCGACGCCATAGTAATGCTGTCCCTTGGTGTATAGGGTGTAGGGGGAAATCGTATCACCAAAGTGAGACTGGGGCTCTGCGTAGATGCCCCGCGTCCCCTTGGGCGCATAGATCTTGAACTTGATTTCGCCGCTGAAACCGGCATTGGATGCAATGCCTGTAGAAATAAAGGCATGACTTTGAGCCGTCTTGCCCAGCAGCGCGCGCCGGACATCGGCCTCTGAACCGGAACGAAGCAAAGCCATTGTTTTATCGTAGCCTACGCTGTCTCGCAGGAATCCTGCCAGACCCGATGCGCTGCTGCCTCGACTCAGGTAGATGTCCTTATGAAACGAGGTTTTGGAGATCGCACTGGTCAGGCTATAGATGGCCTTTTCATAGTCAACACCGGTACTGCCTGTCAGCCGGGCAAAGAGGCCCGACAGCATTCCGCTGGACAGATTCTCATTGTTCAAAGGGACTCTTCCTTCTCCCACATAGTCATACCAGTTGTTCTTGTAGCCGGACAGCGGCCGATTAAATCCGCCCGAACCGTTGGTGTATTGCCACACCGCATACTTCTCCAGATCGGTCAATCGATCCCATATCGCGTCCAGCTGTGGACGAAGCTCACGGTCAGCCAGATGGCGATCCGCAAAGTTCAGTGCCCCCAGCTTGCGGATGGCAGAAAAGGCTTCAGGCGGAAAGGATTCAAAAGGAATACCGCCACCGCTGCGGTGGCTTCGACCGCCTCTGCCACCCATACTTACCGTCCTTTCGCGGAGAAGTCAAGTCCCCGTGTGAACGTCTCGTAGAATGGCGAGTGCTGTTCGATCTCTGCCGCAGTCATGTCTGCGCATTCCTTGGGCATCTGCCCATAGAAGATGATCTTCGTAGGTTTGAGCCGGTCAAGCATCTCGGTGTACCCGTCCAGAAACAGCGACTGTGCTTCCTTGCCTTTCTGGGTACCCACGGAGGATACCGCAACGGTTCCGCCGACCGGCTCTCCGTCAAAGCACCAGGAAAAGCTGTCCTTTCCGACCCAGCTGACGGATGGGATCACCGTCAGCCCAAGCTTCTGCCAATAGGCTGCAAGCTGGTGCTTGCGCCAGTGGTTGTACACCTGAACAGCCTTGGGATAGTCTGCGAACAGAGAAAAATCCGGGGACATGACCGCCGGGAAATCTCTCAGAAAGAAACCATAGCGGTCCGGGTCACGCCAGACACGCTCAAAAAGATAGTCATCCATGAAGAAATGGACGCCGTACCGGGAACGATCTGTCTCCCGCAGGGCGTGATTGAAACGCACCCACGGGAGCTGCTCGTTCAGCTGTACTGGTTGAATGATGGGAATGCCATTGTCACCCGCCAGTTCAAAGTCGCCCAGTTCCAGATGATGACCGTTTCGCTTCAGGGCCTCCAACGACATTCCGTATTACCGCCTTACGCGCCCGCGAAGGAGGGTGTGTACACGGATTCCAGGAAAGTCGCAGCCTTGGTGGTATCGAAGCCGTTCTCGCCTTCATCAGCCACAGCCTGATACTGGCCGTCATGGGTGCGCTTGATGGCAGTCCACTCTACCTCGCCGGTCTGGCGGGTGATGGTCTTACCTTCCTTGGTCTTGTAGTTTTCGGTGAGGGGCTTGGCGCGAACTTTGTACAGCCATACATAGCGGTACTTGTGATTGGACTTTTCAGACTTGAAGCCCACAGCGAAGTACGGGGGCTTGTCCGAGGCGGAGCGGATCAGTACGCCGTTGTCATCGATCTTGTTGCCGAAGATCATCTCCTGGATCTGCAGGGGAATGTCGGCCATCTGAGTCTTAAACGCCAGTTCGGGGTCGGCATACAGTGTATCGAACTCGATGTCATCCGCGTACTGGATGTCCGGATCAGCGTTTTCAGGCGTGATGGACGCCTCAATTGCGCCGGCCACCAGCTGAAGCGCACCGTAGGTCAGGGTTTCCTCGGTGTCCTCCGTCAGCGGGGCCAGCACCATGTTTTTCAGACCTACGGTCGAGGAGACCGCAGGAGAAGCAGTTGCAGCCATAGTTGTTACCTCCATGTTTTCATTGAAAAGGCACGACCACTTTCATGATCGTGCCGGGGAATATTCAGGGATTGATCT